AGTTGAGATGGAAAAGAATATTACATCTCGATGGGAGGCGGATGCAAAATCTGACTCATGGCTTTCAAAGAACGTAAGGCCTATGGTTCTTATATTCTTAATAGTATGCACGATGCTATTGATATTCATTGATGCTGGTGCAATCAATTTTAACGTGAAGGATTCTTACGTGGACCTTCTTCAATTAGTATTAATAACAGTGATCGGTGCATACTTCGGTGGTAGATCACTAGAAAAAGTAAAAAAATAATTATGAGTAAATTTTTTCAAGCAGTAGTTAGGCCTGAAATGACTGTTACGGCTTTAAACGCTGGCAACATAACCGCTGGACAAATTCTATTTGACTTCGCTCAGTTTGATATACCTAATGGATCTGCTAGATTTTTAGGTGGTCACTGTTTGTATAGAGGTAAAAACGGAGCAGATTACACTCCAGTTGATTTTGAAGTATATTTTGCAAAGTCAGACAAAAATGGAACAGCTCCATTTCTTTCGGCTGATAGACGTGGTAGTGTAGATTCAACCTTAACTCAATGCGGTGCTGCGGATTTAATTCAAAGTAGAACTTACGTTGACGCAAGCGTGGCTAGTAATGGCACTAGTTTAATATATGGCAACACAATTTTGATAGAGGCCTCTGGTGGTGCTTCTACATCTTCAACAATGCAAGATCTAGTAGTTACACCTATTTTCCAGGGAGTACCTAACACAGGTTCAGGCACGGGTTACACCAGTTTATACATGGCTGGTATATCTAAGGGTAATCATAACTGGGGACCTTCAACAATGACTGTTGATGGCACGATGTCTACAGATAGTCCAATACTTACTGTTGCTGATCTAGACGCAACAATAGCTTTAGCGCCTGGTGATATTTTAAGAGACGAAGATGACAATTTACTTGGTACGGTTAAACGTGTGGATAGCGCTACTCAAATAACGTTAGAAGATAATTTAGCCAACGCAAGCGCAGACGATAAGCTGGTTTTCAATACGACTCCTCTTACATTCGTGCTTGGATTTGAGCAATAAACAATAAACAATTTTAATTTAATACAATTTAATTATGGGAAAAAAGAAAGAAAAGGTCATTGACCTAAAGCCAGAGAAGATCTCTGAAGAAGAGCTTAAAGAATTACAGCAAGTTGTAGCTGCTATTAATAAGTTGCAGTTTGATATTGGAACAATGGAAGTTCAAAAGCATAACGCTTTACACGCGTTGTTTCAAGGTAATGATAAGCTAAATGCAATGCAAGATAAATTTAATGAAGAGTACGGTACTGGTGATGTGAATATTCAGGATGGTACTATAAATTACAAAGAAGATGAGCCATCTGATTCGTAAGATAACGATAGGTAAAGATTATAAAAATGATGCCATGCACTATTCTGTTGGACAGGAAGTGTATGGTGGTCATACCATTTGTGATATACTAGAGGAAAAAGAAAAATACTCAGTATATATTAGAAAGGGTGAAGCTGTAATTCCGTGGAAAGACTTTAATAAGAACATGGCTATATCAGTTGAGTATAATCTTGAGTATTAATGCAAGCACTCTATAATTTTGTTGTAGAACCTATAGGTGAAAGATACAACAATAATAAAAAAGTAGGTGATAAAGAACTAATACTTAACACAGAAATATTTAACCATCAATATATAAATCGAGAGGCCGAAGTTAAAATAACACCTCGTATAGGCTGTAACGATATTGATGTTGGAGATAAAGTTATATTGCACCATAACGTCTTTAGACGATGGCACAATATAAAAAGCAAAGAAAAGAACAGTAGATCTTACTTTAAGGAAAATCAATACTTTGTAGCTCCAGATCAAATATTTTTGTATAAAAAAGATAAAGACTGGATTTGTCCTAATGGTTATTGTTTCATACAACCTATAAAAAGTAATGACAACTTTGACGTAGAAACTGAGAGACCGCTAATAGGTGTTGTTAAGTATTCTGACGGAACTGTTAACGTTGGGGATCTAGTTGGTTTTAACCCTAGCAGTGAATTTGAATTCGTTGTTGATGGGCAAAGAATGTACAGAGTGTTATCTAAATATATTACAATTAAATATGAATATCAAGGAGACGAAGAAGAGTATAATCCAAGCTGGGCACAGAGCAGTTGAAGAGTTGATCAAGGTAGCTAAAGAAGCTATTGTTGATTCAGACGATGATATATCAGCTGACAGACTTAAAAACGCCGCTGCCACAAAGAAGCTTGCTATCTTCGACGCCTTCGAGATATTAAACAGAATCCAAGAAGAAGAAAATCTTTTAGAAGGTAAAGCACCTGAAGAAAAGAAAGAGAGAGTATTTAAGGGTTTTGCTGAGGGTAGATCTAAATAATGTACGAGCAGACTTTATATAAGATAATAGAACCTATAAAGAAAACAACTCTTACTAGATTAAATAGAGGTAAGAAGTGGAAGTACGGTTATAACAAAGAGCACGACTTAGTAGTTCTTGCAAATAACGGGGTTATAGGTGATATATACGAAATACAAGGATTAAAGATAGCTTTGCCCAAAGCACCAAAAAACGTATTTAAACACGAGAAAAATAAGTGGGTTAAACAAGAGTATCCTAAAGAGCTATCTCGTATTAAAAATATATTCGACTGGAGAAACTATCCAGACGAGCAGAAAGAAAACTGGCACGACTATATTGACGAAGAATTTAGACGTAGAGAAGAAGGGTTCTGGTTCACTAATAACGGAGTGCCAACATACATAACGGGTACACACTATATGTACCTACAATGGAGTAAGATTGACGTTGGAGCTCCAGACTTTAGAGAGGCGAACAGACTATTCTTTATATTTTGGGAAGCCTGTAAAGCTGACAAGAGATGCTATGGGATGTGCTACCTTAAAAACCGTCGTTCAGGTTTCTCGTTTATGTCATCAGCTGAAACAGTTAACTTAGCCACTATATCAAGTGATAGTAGATATGGGATCCTTTCTAAGTCTGGTGCCGATGCAAAGAAGATGTTTACTGATAAAGTAGTACCTATATCAATAAATTACCCATTCTTCTTTAAACCTATACAAGATGGTATGGATCGTCCAAAATCCGAACTTGCGTATAGAGTTCCAGCTAGTAAATTTACTCGTAAAAAAATACAAGTAAACGAACAGCTCGAGGAGATAGCGGGTCTTGATACTACAATTGACTGGAAGAACACGGGTGATAATAGCTATGATGGTGAAAAGCTAAATTTGCTAGTACATGATGAGAGTGGTAAGTGGGAGAGACCTGATAACATATTAAACAACTGGCGAGTTACTAAGACCTGTCTAAGGTTAGGTAGTAGAATCGTCGGTAAGTGCATGATGGGTAGTACCAGCAACGCGCTTGATAAAGGTGGGGATAACTTTAAAAAACTGTACAATGATTCTGACGTATCAAGACGAAATGCTAATGGACAAACGAAGTCTGGCCTTTATTCTCTCTTTATCCCAATGGAATGGAACTATGAAGGATTTATTGACGAGTACGGACTTCCAGTCTTTGATAATCCAGGTGATGATGTACGATATGGACCAGACGGTGAATTAATAGACGTAGGTGTAATAACAAGTTGGGAAAACGAAGCGGAAGGTTTAAAAGATGATCAAGACGCGTTAAATGAGTTTTATCGTCAATTTCCTAGAACTGAAGAGCATGCGTTTAGAGATGAGACTAAAAACAGTATATTTAATTTAATTAAAATATACGAGCAAATAGATTTTAACGAAGCTAGCAGACATAGCGCTCATGTTACTACTGGTAGTTTTGGTTGGGTAAACGGGGTAAGAGACACACAAGTTGTTTTCCACCCTGATCCATCAGGTAGATTTAAAGTGAGCTGGGTTCCTCCAGGTCATTTACAAAATAAACAGATTGTAAAAAATGGAGTTAGATACCCTGCAAATGAGCATATCGGAGCCTTTGGCTGTGATAGTTACGACATTAGTGGTACTGTTGACGGTCGTGGTTCGAAAGGTGCATTACACGGACTAACAAAGTTTTCTTTAGAAGAAGCGCCATCAAGCACTTTTTTCTTAGAGTATATAGCTAGACCACAAACCGCAGAGATGTTCTTTGAAGATGTTTTAATGGCACTAGTGTTTTACGGTATGCCGCTACTCGCAGAGAACAATAAACCTAGACTACTATACTATCTACGCCGCAGAGGCTATAGAGGATACAGTATGAACAGACCAGACAAAACTTTGAGAAAGTTATCTGTAGCCGAACGAGAGGTTGGAGGTATACCAAACTCAAGTGAAGATATTAAACAGGCTCACGCAGCCGCCATTGAAATGTACATACAGAACTATGTAGGACATTTAGGGGACGGTGATTTTGGCACGATGTATTTTAATAATACATTACTGGATTGGAGCAGGTTTGATATAAACAAAAGAACAAAGTTTGATGCGTCTATAAGTTCTGGCTTAGCCATCATGGCTTGCAATAGACATTTATACGCACCAAACGCTAAGACTCAAA